ACAGCAAAGCAGTCCATTGGTATACGCAATGGCGTTTATTAATGACCCTGACGCTAACTTTTTTGATGCAATTGATCTAGCACGTAGAGAATATGCAAAATTCAAAAATAAATTTTTAAGTTTGTGTGGATCTTTAACTACACTAAACTATAACGACCCGGTTGCTGGTGTTGATACAATTTTACAAAACATCAACGCAATTAAAAACAATTCATTCCCTTGGTATCATAGCGATATGGTTCCACAAGGCAGTAATTATTCTACTATTGTTTATACTGTTAATAATACACGCCAGACAAACTATGAAATTAGTAGCATTTTTAATTCTACTCAATTAAGTGGTCGTGCAGTATTAGTTTACTTAAACGGCGAACAATTAACACTTGGTCAAGACTATTCATTTAGTACAGTCAGTCCTGCTATCATATTCAGTGACACAATGACATTGTCTACAGGCGACACAATTACCATACGTGACTATGCTAGCACCGATGGTAACTATATTCCTGAAACTCCTAGTAAGTTGGGTTTATATCCAAAATTTGTTCCTGAGCTTTACACAGACATCAGTTACCAATTACCTGTACAGGTAATTCGTGGTCACGATGGATCAATTATTCCAGCATTTGGTGACTTCCGCGACAACTATCTATTAGAATTAGAACGCAGAATTTATAATAATATCAAAGCCAATTATCAGGAAAATGTAATTGACTTGTACGATATCATTCCTGGACGTTTTAGAAATACTGAGTATTCTTTAACTGATTGGAATTTGTTACTGTCTAAGAATTTCCTACAATGGACTGGTAGCAACAATTTAGACTATACCACAAACAAATGGTTTGATGCCGACAATCCATGGACATGGAACTATGCTACTGGCTTCCGTGATGTGATTGATGATTCTTTATTACAAGGATCTTGGAGAGCAGTCTACAATTATTGGTATGATACTGATACCCCAAATTCAACACCTTGGCAAATGTTGGGATTCTCAACTAAGCCTACATGGTGGGAAACACGTTATGGAACAGCCCCATATACTAACGGCAATACTGTTTTATGGGAAGACCTAGAAGCTGGTTACGTGTGGAACAACGGCAATGCCTATACTGATGAACGTTTTGCTCGTCCCGGACTTACCAGTTTTATTCCAGTAGACGCTGGCGGTAACTTACTTTCGCCTACAGCCATTCCGTTAACAACCAAATACTCTAGTCGCAACTCTAGAGATAACTTTGCAGTGGGCGCACAAGGCCCAATTGAAACAGCATGGCGCCGTAGCAGTGATTTCCCTTATGCTATGCAAGTAGCAGTAGCATTAAGTAAACCTGCTAAGTATTTTAGTACACAGCTCGATGTTAGCCGCTTTTATGTTAACCCAATAACAGGTCATTTAAGTGATGTTAACAACCAAAAAATTAAACCTAGCCTTATTGTAGTCAATGGTGATAGCTCTAGCGGCACAGTTAACCGTGCCAGCGGATACTTAAACTGGATCGCAGATTCAATTAAAAACGTCGGCATTGACCCAGTTACTAAACTTAACAGCTATCTAAGAAACTTCAATGTACAGCTTAACTATAAAATAGCTGGCTTCACTGATCAAAAGTTAATTACTGTTACGGCAGAACAAACAAGTCCTGGTAGTACCAATGCGTCGGTAATTATACCTAACGAAAATTATCAAGTTTACTTGAATAAATCTGTTCCGTTATCTAGCCAAACTTACAGCGCGGTGATTGTTGAATCAACAGAAGCAGGATATAGTGTAGTTGGTTACGATAATACTAATCCATTCTTTACTATTATCCCAAGTGTAGTAAACAATAATAAAGAAACCATCGCAGTACTTAATAATACGATATCTATATACCAGGATGCACAAAAAGCAACCTTGGTTGTTCCTTATGGTACAACTTTTTCTACAGTTGGACAAGTCGTTGACTTTTTAATCAGCTATGAGCGATATCTAAAACGTCAAGGCTTTAAGTTTGAACAGTTTGATCAGGATTTGCAAGTACAAAGAGATTTCAGATTAAGTGCTCAAGAATTTACTTACTGGACTCAGCAAGGTTTCCCAACAGGTACAGTAATTGTATTGAACCCTTGTGCTGAAGAAATTAATATTACATCAGGCTACAGCGTAGTAGATGAAATTACAAATCTACCAGGCAAGTCAAGAATTCTGGATCAAAACTTTAATCCTATTAAGAATAATAGTTTTAACATTATTAGAACTAACGTTAATCAGAATATTAACAATACCAAGCTAGTTACATTAACTGGCGCAACTATTTGCTATGTTAAATTTAATCTAGTTCAATTTGAACATACTTTAATATTTGACAACGTTGATGACTTCGGCGATATTATCTACTTGCCTAAATTAGGAAACCGTCAATATCGCTTGGGTATCAAAGGTTCGGTTACAGGCAACTGGAACGGATCAATGAGTGCAACAGGTTATGTATATAGTGACCCAATAATACAAACTTGGCAACAAGGAACAGACTATCGTTTAGGCGACATTGTTAAATTCAACAACGGATATTATACTGCCGCTGTAGATAATCCAGCTAGTACAAACTTTGGTTCTGGTAACTGGACAAAGATTGATCCTACTGCTATACAAACAGGGCTATTACCAAGCCTGGGCACTAATGCCGCAGTATTTGACCATATCTATGATATTGATCAACCACCAGACAATGTGACATTACAAAAATTCAGTGCTGGTTTATTAGGATTCCGTGAGCGCCCATACTTAACAGACTTAGGTCTAAGTATTCCTGACCAAACTAAATTCTATCAAGGATTTATTAAGCAAAAAGGAACAACCAACAGTATCAATGCTCTTACACGTGCTACGTTTAACAACGTAAACGGTAGTATCAGCACCTACGAAGAGTGGGCATTCCAAGTTGGACAATACGGTGATATTGACAATAACAAGTTTACAGAATTTGTTTTGGATCAAAGCGTATTCAATACTAATCCAATTGCACTACAATTAAGCGATACGTACAATGCCGCTAATATTGTTGTTAACCTAGCAGTAACAGGTAATACCACTACGTCTAATGTTTATAATTCAAGTAATATCTCAAGTAGTGTTACTAGCATCTATGACAATCGCACAATCAACGATCAGTATATACATGACTTACCGTATGCTGGATTTGTTAACTTAAACGATATTAACAAAACAATTTTTGATCTTACTACCTATGGTCAAGTGGCTGATTTTAATGCCAGCGATAAAGTTTGGACAGCTAAAGATTATAACGGACTATGGAACGTATTCCGGGTGGCACAAACCAACTTAATTGCAACTAAACTTACCTATACCTTAGACAACTATGTCAGAGTTGACTTTGACAATCCGCACAATTTTGTTAAAAACGATTTCTTGTTAATTAAACAATTTGATAAACATTGGGATGGATTATATCGTGTAGTTAATATTCCTAACCAATTGAGTATTACAATTCAAATTCAAGACAAGCAAAAGTTAGGATATCTAATTAGTGTAAGTCCAGCAACTGGCGCAGGCTTAATCTATCGCTTGATTAGTTTCGTTGTTGATGGTCCTGCAGACTTTGCATCTATTCGTCCTGAGCACGATTGGGCCGCAAATGAAAAAGTTTGGGTTAAGAATACTAGCCAACTAGGTTGGGGAGTTTACGAATTCAATCGCCCTTGGCATGCAAACACAGTACAGAACTTATCATCAACCGCAGTGGCAAAATCTGCTTTGGGCTCAGCAACAGCCGCAAGCCCGCATCGTAACTGGTTATATGTTGGTGCTCCTGGTAATAACTCTGTAGCGGTATTTGCCAATGTTGCTTACACTTATTCTGCTAACACAACTATTACCAGCACCGACAGCCTGTTTGGTGCTACTATAGCAACAGCTAAATCTGTTGTTGCTGTTGGTGCACCTGGTAGCGGAAATGTACATGTCTATACTAATACATACGGTACTATTACTCCTGTACAAACTATTACATCCGGTAACACAGCTGGCCTAGGGACAAGTATTGATCTAAGCGCAGATGCTCATTGGTTATATGTAACCGAACCAGGCGTCAGTCAAGTTCATGCTTATTGGACAGCTAATACTACACCTGGTGCTATCAATTACTTGCCTGTCGGCGTAATTGCATCAAACAGTAGTGCAGTTAAAACAAACGCAACCGGTAACGTAGTAATCATCGGTGCCGCTGATGACTACAACACTTATACACAAAACGGTAATGTCTACATTTATACGCAGACTGCTAACGTGTTTACACCAACACAAACATTGTCGAGCCAACATAAAAATCCTAATGCCAACTTTGGTGCTAGTCTAGCAGTTGACGCAACCGCAGGCAATATTTTTGTTGGAGTGCCAAACTCTACTGCTAGCGTATATTCAAACGGTCTAGTAGAACGCTGGGTATGGACAGGCAGTCAGTATGTATTCAACAATCAAATTGATCATCCAATGGGTGAGCCAGGTACATTTGGCGTTAGCCTAAGTGTCAGCGATGATGCACAAGTACTAGCTGTTGGTAGCGGTGGTAGCACAGGTGAAGAAGATACTACATTTGATAATGACTCAACTGTAATTGATGCTAGTACTACTAAGTTTATTGATCTAAATCAAAACAGTGGAGCAGTATACACATTTGAACCAATGTATAACTTTGCTCTACAGTCTGACTACGGTCTATATCAGTATATTCAAAAGTTATCAGCACAAATACATGATGGCGATTTATTTGGCGCTAGTGTATATGCTAGCCGTGATGTATTATTAGTAGGTGCTCCGGGTGTAAACCTAACTGCTAAAAAGCAAGGACAAGCACACGTCTATGTTAACTCTGCACAAACACCGGGTTGGACACTATTAAGACAACAACAACCACGTGTTGATACAGACAGTATCAATCGTACATTCTTGTACAACAAAGCCAACAACAATATTTTGGCCGCATTAGATTATATAGATCCAAACAAAGGCAAAGTATTAAATTCTGTTGCCGCAGACATTGACTATCAACGTGTAGAAGATCCTGCTGTTTATAATGGCGGCAATATGGCCAAGTTTGCAGATTATCATTGGGGACCAGATCAAGTTGGTCGTATTTGGTGGAACCTAGATACTGTTCGCTTTATTGACTACGAACAAGACAGTTTAATTTATAGATTAAATCACTGGGGCCAAATGTTCCCAGGCTCGAGCATTGATGTATATGAGTGGGTTGAAAGTACAGTATTGCCAAGCAAGTACACAGGCGATGGCACACCTTTATATGCAGATGATAGTGCATACAGCACCTATGGATATGTTGATCAAACAGGTAATGTAAAAGTCAAATACTACTTCTGGGTACAAAATAAAACCACTATCAACTCTGTAGCCGGTAAG